ATTAAGTAAATGAATTATAATACATAACTGTATTGATATAAACCATAAATATAAATGTGTTAATTCCATATTACTTAAATTTAAGTTTTGTCTCGTGGTGTATTATTTCGCGGTCAAGGTAGTGCATCGCTTTACGTAGGTCCTCAAGGTGTGCGCCTTTGCGTCTTGCCCTTACGATGTACTTGACTGCATTTCCCTCGTTAAAGTTTAGGTCGTAGTCCTTAATGATGTCGATGACGTCGTATTGCTGATTGTTGTCGTAGTGTTTTGGTGTCATATTATTTAAAATCAGTGTCAAAGTCAGTCCATATTTTTACTATTGCCCCTGCGGCTTTTAGTTCCTCAATGCGCAGCTCTTGAATTGGCGATAGCTTCCCGCCTTCGCGTTTTACTTCTATAAACATCGCCTTGCCGTATTTGATTGCCAGTAGGTCGGGAATGCCATTAGTTGATGTCTTAATCAGTTTCGTGACATACCAACCGCGCTCAATCAATTTGCGTTTAATCTTCGTTTGTATTTGCTGCTCGGTCAAAATCGTGATATTATGTAGTGGAATAATCGAATTAAATACGGCCTAAGCATTTCGTATATTAGAAAAATTAGTATGTATTTCATAGCTTAAAAACAAACACCCCTCAATTGACCGCCAAGTGCAAAAGAAGGGTGTTGTTAGTTGTGTGTTTTCTCTTGGCGGTGGTCAAATATACAAATTTATTTATTATAGATATTTATTTTCAATATTATTTTTAAATTCAAATTCAATACGTTTTTTATATGCGTCGATTTCATTTTCAAAAGATCCTAAATAAATTTGATTTCCATTAAAAATAATAGAAGCCTGCCATTTGTTTCTATTTTTTCTATAACAAACACCAGTGTATTTACTTGATTTATTTAAAATAGATTTAGCGTGACAACAATTTTCTCTATTTGAAACCCACTCTAAATTTTCAATATTATTGTTTAATTTGTTGCCATCAATATGATTTATAAAAGGCAAATTTTTAGGGTTTTCAATAAAACTAAAAGCAATTAGTCGATGAACTTTAAAAGTTTTCTTTACATCTTCCTTTTTTAAATCAACTACATAATATCCTGTTTTCGATATATGCGTTTTTAACATTTTTTCTTTTAATGTTTTTTTAAATCCCGAGTGATTTTTTGCATATCTACTTAAAGATTTAACATTTCCAAAATTGCTGATTTGATAATAATTTTCAAAGCCAGCGATGTTTTTCCAAATTTCCATAAATGTAAAAACCAGCACATCAAAAGGTCGTCGTCTTTATCAGTGCTGGAATTTTATAAAATTGTTATTGTAGCGACGACTCTACTTTGACAAAGATAAGTAATTTTTTCTAAATATTGCAAGTGTAAAATCTTTTTTCTCAAGTACGGTTTTATAAATATCATACTCAATTCCACCCTTAGAAAATACCCAAAACACCTCATTATTTAAACGCTCTTTTGTAGTTAACCTCGCACGGCTTTGCCAGTAACTTGTCGCGCTAAAATCGATGTTATAGTAAACGAGATACTTTGCGTTTTTTAAACTGACTCCCTCGCGTCCGCTGACTATTTGCAAAGCGATATTTTTATCGCTTGCGTCAAACTCCTCGACTGAATTTGTCAAGTAATCCGCTCCAAACACTTGAAGCAGCGCGTCCCATTCGGCCTTGAATTTATAAAAAATTGCGATTTTCTCGCCTTTAAACTTCTCTTTTATAAACCTGGCCTTTGAGTCGTCAATCACTTTGCTGGTGCCATCCTCGAACTTACAAGTCCCGCTTGACAGTTGGTGCATTTTTTGCATCAACTTAACGCCTGTATCCCCTAAAATGACTTGCCCTTGTCCGTTGCGAACGATTAGGTCCTTTTTAAGTCGTCGAATGACCTCGTAAGTGATTGGCTGCATCTCGCACTCCAGCACCATCTCCTTGACGCTGGTCGTAAAGCCTGCCTGCTCTTGTGTAAAAGTTATAATATACGGCCGTGTGATTCTACGAATAAGACGCTCATCCGCTTGGGAGTAATCCTTTACAACGGCATAGCCGAGACGCTTCTCTTTTATGTCGACGTACTCAGCCGCCCACTTATAGAAGTTTGTGTAGTTCTTAAATGGTGACTTGTCACTCACCCAAAACTGATGAAACCATTGCGAGTGACTCTCGGGTGTAGGCGTACCGCTTAGGAATATCATCGGGAGCTTAGAAAATCGCTTTTTAAAGTCCTTAGCCGTTGCGTTGGGTTTAGGGAATGCACCAAAGCGATGGTGTTCATCGTGAATGATTAAGTCGAAATTTCCCGACACTAAGTGCATAGATTCATCGTTAATGATGGATAAATCAAACGTAAACCCGAAGTTGTCGTAGTCCCATTGAATTGATGAAATGGCTTTCTTTTTAGTTAGGAATAGCACTCGCTTAGCTCCATACAATTGCGCCGTATTGAGTGCGGTCAAACTCTTGCCAGTTCGCACCTCCATCGCCAAATACACGATGTTTTTATTTCGCAAAATCTCAACCGCCTCAGCTGAGATTTTTGTTTGGTATGGTCGTAGTTTCATTAGAATAGCGATATTTGATTTAAATAATCATTTAGTCGTTTTTCTGCAAATTTGCATTGATCTAAAGATATTTCACTACCTAAAAAATTTCTTTTTTCAATTATACAAGCATTGGCAGTAGTACCAGTCCCCATAAAACAATCATAAACCAAATCGTTTTCTTTTGTATAAAGCAATAACAATTTTCTAACTAATTCAACTGAATAAGTAGCTTTGTTTAATTTATTACTTCCGTCATTATTTGGAGCTTCAATAAAATTATAAAAAACATCATAAAAATTTTGACCTTTATTCGATGTAGATAAAACTTTTTTATTTGTGTTAAAAGTTAAATACTCGCTTTTTCTAACAAACACAAACACAAATTCACAAATTCGAGTTAATTTATTTTTACTTGATGTGTTAGGCAAAGCAGTTGTTTTTTTCCAAGTTATACAATCAGCAACAGTAAATTGTGTTTTTTTAATTATTTCTGCAATTAATAACCACATAGTTTCTGCGCTTTCGTTTCCATAAGATATGTTATATAAAACACAACCATCTTTTTCTAAAATTATATCAAAATAATTAAATAATTCAATAGACCAATCAATATATTCTTGACTTGTCTTTGTATCTAAATACTGATCGTATCTTTTTTCTTTATTATAAACACGAACTCCATTTATTTTTTTGCTATTATAGTATTCAATTCTACATCCAGTATTATATGGAGGGGAAGTTATAATAGAATTTACTTTACTATTAATTTTTTTCATAGTAATAAAACAATCCTCGTTGTAAATTTTATTTATTTCCATAATTAAAAGTAAATTTCGTCGGTATCGACTGGGTTATTATCCGTTTTAATTGTAAACCAGCGGAAGCCGTTGGAGTTTCCGTTTAGGTATTCGGCACCTATAAAGTTGCAGTATTTTTGCACCCAAATGTTGAACTTTTTATTTGTAAGCCACTTTTTAAAGTCTTGGTATTCATTTGTAAAATTGATATAATACAACGACTTCTCAAGCCTATCGTTGTGCGGTACGTTTTCAATATCTTTTATCCACTCTAAAAACTCCATCGAGGTCTCGGCTATAAATTTCCTCATCTTAATGTTTTTGGCGTTCTGAGGTACAAGGCCGAGTTTTAAATAGCATTGTAAACAATACACCATATAATTGTCAAATCGTTGGAAATCGTTAAGCTCCCAGTCGTCGAACAACTGGCGGTCGAATTCATCGTAAGGCGTTAATGCTTTGCCGTAGTATTGAGCGAACTCAATCTCGAAGCGTCTGCGATCATGCGAGTTGCCCTCGCCTTTAATTGCATAATTTGTCGATATAACCAATTTTGGACTTTCCTCAACCTTTAATTTGATTGCGTCTTTGTTTTTACGTTCTAAGGTCATCCCTTCGGTAACCAAACTAAACTTGCTCTCAAAGTCAAAGTTTTGTTTGACGTCGTCAAAAACGAGTACTTGAGTTTCGGGACTGACTGTTTGATACGGAAACGACTTTTTATCGTCGAACGTCTTACCATCCAATATGCTGACTTTACGAATTTGTCGTAGGCCCTGCACAAATAACCCTTTCCCTGTACCTCCTTCGGGATTTTCACTTATAACCTCGTCGTTTAAGATTATGGCCTTATTATTCATTTTATTTTTATACGTGCTTAATAGGTAGCCTATAACGCACTCAATTGGCAGCGGCTCACTATTACTTATATTTTTAATAAAAGTAGCGTATTCGTTATCGTATTGCTCTAAATGGACATAATCACGCGGAATGATTTGCGACTTCCAAACGTAGCCATCTACGTCGATAAAATCAACCAGTCTTGTTGTGTCTTTGGTAACTTCTAAAATACCGTTTTCAAATGCGATATACGATTTAAACTTACTATCTTGGAGCATCAGCAACTCTACGCTTTCAATCATGGACAAATAAGTCTCGCTGAAAATGTTTTGAAACGAGGCGCAGTAATTCCAAACATCCCACTCGTTACGCTCCAATAAATAATTTAACACGAAATCCTTGATTTTTTCGGCTGATGTCTCAACTACTTTGTTGGAACTTACATAAATCCAAGAGGCTTTTTGAGCGTCTGATTGAAAGTACTTTTTAAAGCCGTTACGCTCCAAAAATAGTTTATACTTAAGATTGTCAATCTTTAATTTATTTTTGTCCGTATAGCACCAAAAGTCGTCGTGCTCTGCTACTTCCTTTATCTCATCAAAAGTACCCTCCGTAATACCGTATTTTTCAATGACTTCTTTTTTACCTCTTTTTAAATCAACCTTAATACTATTTATTTTCTCATAGTTCTCAAAGTATTTAGTATCAAAATTTCGCTTTTTATATGCGCTTTTGATTGTGGTCTTTGCCTCCTGTTCTGAAAATTCGCCAATTACTACATTGTTAAGAATATACATCTCGCAATTGTACTGGCTTATTCCGTACTCACAAAACGCTCCAGCCAAATCAAAAATATAAGAGTTGCGCTCTCCCTCAACAAAATCCTTAGACCAATTCCAAGACATTATTTTAGCAATTATTTTATCCTCGTCAGTAATTGGAACAAGTGGCGTTCTCTCGCTTACATTAAATCCTTCGTCTTTTAGGATTGGCTCAAAGGTTTGTGCCTCCATATTAACGTAAATGTTTGGATCGTAAGACTCAAAGCAAATACGGTCAACATTGCAGTTGGAAATGTCAAAGTATTCGTACTCAAATTTTTTATAAAATTCCTTAAATACTTTCGGGTGTGTGTCTTTTGTAAGGTCATCACAAACTTTGATAACTCCTTTTATTCCTTTACCACTTGGAGATATAAACAAAAGTAAAAAGTGAGGGTTTGACTTGAGCAGCTCCAGTTGTTCATACATTACCTCAACACTTGGGTACTTGTCAAAGTCGACGACCATAAGTCCCGAATGGGTTTGAAGTGAATTTGAGTTGCGCTCGTTAAACGTACCCGCAAAAATAATACAGGGCAAATTGTTTTTGAGCTTGTCGTTGCCGTTTCTAATTTGTTCGACAAGTTCTTTTGATGTCCCCTTTTGTATTCTCTTGACAATCTTATCAAG